CAGGTGAGGATTTGAAAGCATTTAAAGGCGAGCGTCAAAATGACGTTACCCTAAAATATGTTTCGGTTCTTTATCTTTGGACTGAAAAAGGGGCATTTCTACATGCTCAATTCTCTAAGAGTAAACAGGCTAAAGGTGCGTATCGAGCACTAATTGATAGTTATTACACAATGTTGGACAAACCGCAGCAAGAGCAACATCAAACTTTAGCAATTAGTCTAGCAGATTATCAACAACTAGAAAGTAGGGTGACGACTTTGGAACAAAGATTACAAGAAGTTACATTGCATTCGGGGGAACAATTACGTTTGCGAAAAGAAGTAAACCAACGAGTTTACGAATTGGCAGGGGGCGAAAAGGATGCCAGAAGAGCTCTATTTCGAGCAATATGGTCTGCTATTAAAGAACGCTATCATGTGGGCTCTTATCGTGACGTGAAACAACATGAGCTTCAAGATGCATTACGCTTTGTTGCTAAATGGGGAGGTGAAGCATCATGAATCTTTTAATTAATGAACCACCTTTGCAGGTGTTACCGACACTTGCTGCGGAGATTGGGTTAAATAACGCAATCGTTTTACAGCAAGTACATTATTGGTTACGCGTTTCAACTAACAATCGTGATGGTCATAAATGGGTATACAAAACTATAGATGAGTGGCATGAGGAGTTTCCATTTTGGTCAAAACGCACACTAGAACGTGTAATTCAGAGTCTTGAAGATTTAGAAATTCTAGTAGCTGGCAACTATAACAAACTTAAAATGGATCGCACGAAATGGTATCGGATTAAGTACGAAACACTTAACAAACTGCATGAAAACGCAAACCGACAAAATGACGGGATGCAAACCGACAAAATGACGGAATCCAAAACGGCAAATTGTCAGGAAGGAAACCG